GTGCCAACTACTGGAGCGATTGCACTCCGGGTTCTGTTTGAAAGATTAGTGGGGGTGGATTATGGATGTTGATGATTTAGGGATAGATGATATAAGTTGCCCATTATGCGGGGAAAAAGACATGACTCTTATTGTTGCAAGGGAGCATGATTGTCAGAAAACCGGGCTAACTGATGATGAAGTTTTACGGGAAAGGGCTGAAATATATGGTCCGGTAGAACCCATGTGGGAAACAATAGGATGTCAGCAGTGGTTGAATTTTATGTATTTATTCCAGACCTGTGCTGATAGGGGGAGGGACCCCACCCCAGGGGAACTTGGACATCTTGGGGCAATGAATATGAATGTGGTCAAAATGGTCAGGTCAATCCGCACCCCAGAACATCCGGACAATTATGTGGATGGCAGGAATTACTGGACCATTGGGGGAATGATGGTGAAAAAGAATGAGTGAGCATCAAGAACAGGTTCGTCTGGTTTCCTGGGCGGTGGAAAATGAAAGATGGCTGCCGGAACTCAAGATGCTGTTCGCAATTCCCAATGGCGGCAAGAGAAAAAACGGCTGGTGGGAAGTCGCAGAAGGGCTGAAACGTGGCGTCCCGGACCTATTCCTAGCGGTTCAGAAGCACCACAAGGGGATACCCTGGGGCGGGATGTTTATTGAAATGAAGTTTGGGAAGAACAAACCCACCAAAGACCAGAAGGAATGGCTTTCAGAATTAGAGGAAGCCAACTATTATTGTGTGGTTTGCCATTCCTGGGGGGAAGCCAGGAAAGCAATCCTGTTCTATTTGGGTCAACCAGGTTGACCAAACAAAATGAATAGTTTAAGGTAAAAATAAGGTATTGAATTATGGAAAAAATAATCACTCTCAAGAGAATTTCATCTAATAACCAACTTGGCACTTATGGCGTCCTGTTGGATGGGGATTATCCGTTCTGCGTTACACTTGAACCTCCCTGGGTCCCACTTGAAAATGGAGACTCCACTCCTTTCTTATCCTGTATTCCGGCAGGAGTTTACGAGGCACGACGAACTGATTCACCTCGGTTCGGTGATACATTTGAAATCTTCCTCCCCGGCGGAGACCCCATTCCAGGACGTACGGATATACTTCTACACAAAGGAAATTGGAATCGAAACACGAGCGGTTGCATCCTTGTGGCAGAAGGGTTTGGCATGGATGGCATGGTTGAGCGTAGCTCAGCTGGCTTCCGTGAATTTATTTACCGGGTAATGGGATGCCAAAAATTCCTATTCCCGATTTCGGAGGGTTACTAAATGGATGAGTTTATGGCAATGTATAACGGAATGCCTGCTTGGTTGCAGATAGCTGTTTTAGTAATAGGCATGGCGAAGTTAATCACCTTTTGGACTCCAACCAAGATTGATGATGAATGGTTTGGGAAGATGACCCCGCTAATAAACGGGTTGCTCAAAGGCATAAATATCGCCGGGCTTAATATTTTTAGGGATAAAAACAAGGACGACAAGAAATGATGACACTTCTAACCCTTCTTATCTTGGCTGGGGGTGGCTTGTGGCTGTACCGCCAGGGTAAGAAGGCTGACCAAGTTGAAGAACTGGAGAACGCGCTAGAAACTAGGGGGAAACTCCGCAAACTGGGACATAGCCATGATATTGAAACGGATAGTATACTTGATAAGCTTGGTGGGGTTCCTGTTTCTCCTCCAAGCGTGTTACACAAGCCCAGGAAAGACTAGTGAATTATATGCGACACCAGAAGTTCCTGGTTGTGTCAAGGAACTAGCACCACATGGTTACTATGATTATCGCGCCTGTACCCGTGACATTATTGGTCATTCCTGGGTTGTTGAAAAACGATTGCGTGAAAAATATGAAAAACAAATCAGGATATTGCAAGAATGATAACCCAACGTCCCGATGGACGCGCTGACTACCCATGCCACTTAGGCGGGGATTCCAGTGGTTGGCGGTTCAGAAGGAGTATTGATATGCCAGTTTACTTCCCCTGCCGAACGTATGACAGGAATGGCAAGCTGGTGCGAGAGGAGTTGAGGGAACCTGAAAACTTATACGAAAATAATAGTGATCGGTTGCGTGAGTTTGATATGCGTTATACTGGGCACGCTGGTCCTGACCGGGAAGGGTTCTACAAGTGAACCCCTGCAGGTTCCCCCGTTTAATGAGCTTTTGGATTGGGGTCCGGCTCCCGATAGAACTATGGTTGTTTCGTATCCGGGTATTTCGTATCGCTATTCGATACTTGCCTGGGGGCCCGCTTCAGGTTGTAATGCAGTGGTGGAAGTGGACAAAACGGACGAACTCCGGTGGCTCACCAGGTCCGGATGGTTTGCACATGAATACCTTACAAAGCGAACACCGATGGCGTATAAAATAGAAGGAACCAGTGAATGGATTTGGATGTCGAAAAAGACGCACCGACTTTGCGTGGAATATGATTATATAAAGCTCAAGTGCAAGAAGTTTAAATAAGATTGATAAAATGTAGTCCGCTTAAAGCGGGCAACATAGGGGCTGGTTGGTCGGTCGTCTCCTCCTCCGGCTAGCCGCCCCGCCCACAAGCAAACATAGGAGAATGATATGCCAAAGCATGGAAAAGGTGGAAGACATAAACCCCCAGTGAAAAGACCTACCAGAAAACCCAGTACCCGTAGAATTATCCTAAAGGGGAAAGGATGAACAATCTGTAATTGTGGGGGAGCCACAAGGTCTCTCTAAGTACCTTCATGACCGCAAGGTTGTGGTGAACCCCTGCAAGACCTTGAATGCCGGGGCTGATATGACCGCTACATTAGTTGAGTTGTTGCGGAAACTCTTTCGTGTCTAACCGCAACCAGCCCCATAATTGGAGAAAAGCTAAATGACTGACCATGACGATTCACAGTTATTGAAAGGCACTAAAAAGAATAAACAAGTAGCACCAAAGAAGAAAAAGCCAGATATGGCTCAACGCAAGACAAAACTTCCCAAGTTTAGAACACAAGGCCCAGGGAAGGTCAAGACCATCAAGACTAAAGCAGAAAATATGTTTGATGAATTTTAGGGGTGGGGTGATGGGGAAGAAAAAGAAGACTAAGCTCAACAAAAAGCAAAAGAACTTTGTTTCAGAATATTTGGTGGATAAGAATGCTACACAAGCAGCAATTAGAGCGGGTTATAGTGCAAAAACCGCCTATTCACAAGGACCGAGGTTGTTGAAACATGATGGAATTAGACCATTAATTGACCAAGGCCTTGAAAAGATTGATGAAGATTGTGGAATGACAGCTAGGGAAGCCAAGCTGGAAGTCAAAGCCCTGGCTCAATCCAATATCCTTGATGGCATGGAAATGAATGGTGATGGGGAATTTGTCTTCAAGGCTAAGAAGGATATTCCTCCGGGATTCTTCAAGGCTGTGCAGGAAGTCACCACCTATCAGCTCCCAGATGGGGGTGGATTAGCCATGAAACTAAAATTGTATAACAAACTACCTGCTTTAAAAATGGAATACGACAGGCTCAAGCTAATAGCCCCTGATGGGGGGACAATTAATAATATTGCTGAAATGCACATTAACATTTTGGAATTAAATGCAGCCAAGAGACGCGCCGGGTTACCGGAGATTGAAGGCTAAAAGGGAGGATGATGATGGTTAAAGACTATGTGATACAGTTTAAGGTCAAGAATGGTCCGATGCTTAGTATTATGCGGGCGAATGGAATGGAAACAGCTGCGGATTTGTACCGGGCTTCTGGGGTGAACCAAACAGCCATTGGTAAGTATCTTAATTTGCTACAATCCCCCTGGTCAGAGCGTAATAATTGGTCCGCCGCTGTTTTAAAGATAGCCAAGACCTTGAAGGTTGCCCCGGAGATGCTATTCCCTGAACAACACATTTTAAAGCCCCTAGAAAAGAACAGGGCTGAAATAGAAATGGACCTGGAGGATATGGAACAGCTTACAGGTGAAATGTCCACTGACCATTTACTTGGTCCAACCGAAGATGACCAGGATACTGTGGATTTGCTTAGGGAGAACATTCATAACCTTGCAAGCCGTGAAGAAGAATGTCTAGTATTGCGGTTTGGGCTGGATGGTAATGAACCCCAGTCCTTGAAGGCTATTGGTGATAGGTTTGGGGTGACCCAGGAAAGAATCCGTCAGATTGAAGCTAAGGCTCTCCGCAAGCTAAGGCATAAAACGAGAATGGGTAGCCATCGAAGGTTTGCCCCTATGCTATTAGAACAAACCCAGCGGCGACACAAAGAAGAGCGTGAACGCTTTGATTGGATTAGGGACTGGGAGATACAACAGAAAAGAAAAGAGGCTAAGGCATTATGACTACCATGACCGCGCCACCATTAGGACAGGAACTGGTCCAGGATATTGCTCAATTTGCTGATGACCCACTTGGGTTTGTCAAGTATATCTTCCCTTGGGGTGAAGGTGACCTGCTCGGACATACAGGGCCAGATGGTTGGCAGGAGGATCTCCTTAATGATATTGGTGAACATATCCGCACCGGGGAAGGCAAGGCCTATCAGTGTTCCACCGCTTCTGGTCATGGAATTGGGAAGGGAGCAGTCACCGCTTGGATGATAATGCACCAAATGGCAACCCGGAAGAACCTGAACGGAGTGGTCACCGCCAACACCAAACAGCAGTTGGAAACGAAGACCTGGAGGGAACTCGCTCTCTGGCATTCCAGGAGCATCATTAAGCCCTGGTTTGAATGGACAGCCACCAAGTTCTATCATGTGGCATCACCTGAAACCTGGTACTGTTCCGCCATCCCCTGGTCAGAACGCAATTCAGAAGCATTTGCAGGCCAGCATGGTGAGGTCTTAATCATTTATGATGAAGCATCTTCCATCCCTGACGCCATTTGGGAAGTATCTGAGGGGGCAATGACCACGCGTGGGTCAATATGGCTTGTCTTTGGGAACCCGACCCGGAATACTGGAAGGTTCCGTGAATGCTTTGGCAAGAGGAAACACCGCTGGGTCAACAGGCAGATAGATTCACGCAACTGCAAGATGACGGATAAACGGAAGCTCAATGAATGGGTGGATGACTATGGTGAGGACAGTGATTTCGTAAAAATTCGTGTACGAGGAATCTTTCCTTCGCAGTCTTCCATGCAGTTTATTCCTGGGTATTTGGTTGATGATTCATTAGCAAGGCCAGCCAAGTCCTACTTGGAAGAACCTTTAATCATGGGGGTGGACGTTGCAAGATTTGGAGATGACCAAAGTGTCGTTTGTTTTAGACGCGGTAGAGATGCGCGAACTATTGAATGGACTCATTATAGAGGACTGTCCACAATGCAACTGGCAGCTAGAGTTGCCGAACTTGTCCGTGTCCACCAGGCGGATAAAGTATTTGTTGACGGTGGAGGCGTTGGCGGAGGCGTAGTAGACCGACTCCAAGACCTTTTAGTTCATCAAGTTACTGAGGTGAATTTTGGTAGTAAAGCCGAAGATATTCGCTATAATAATAAAAGAGCGGAGATGTGGGGCAATATGCGGGACTGGCTAGACCTTGGTTCCATCCCTGATAACAATAATGAATTAGTTGATGACCTTATTGGTTTGGAATATAGCTTCACTCCCACCAATAAGATTCAGCTTGAAAAGAAGGAAGACATGAAGAAGCGTGGCTTGGCTTCCCCGGACATGGCTGATGCCCTGGCATTAACCTTCGCCTACCCTGTTGCCCCCAAAGGACTCCCCAAGGACAGGTCAGATAAGAGAAACAAGCGTCGGGACTATAATCCATATAAGAGGAACCGCTGATGCCTGGAATGGCTTTAATGTCTGGAGGGGTAAGGGGGCAATCTGGTAAATTCCAGGATGCTTTTTTAGACAGCATGAGGGACACGACTAGCAATAGGCTCTTTACGGAAGATGAAAAGTCTTTAGCAAGGAGTAGACCCGGAGATGAATCACTATTCTGGTTTAATGCAACTGGGCTCCAAAGGGTAACTTCTGCAAGGGAAAGGGGTGAGATTGATTCCGCTGGGAACTTTCGGAGGGAACCAGCCACAAGGATTAGCCCTTCATCTTCATCCAACCGGGGGGTACAGCCTTCAAGCCGGCCATCTGGCAGGGCAGTGGCA